AGGTGCCCTTTTTGATGGCTTTAACCTTCATGGGAACTCCTATCCTTAGTGGCCGTGTTGGTGGCCAGCGACCACGACAGCGGTGACGGTGCCGGCGGTGGCATTGGTGCCGGCGACAATGTAGTTCACCCGTACATAGCGCTTGGTGTGGATCGGCATGTACTGGATGGGGAACTGATAGCCCGCCACCAGATCAGCCGCCGCGATGGCGCCAGAGGTTGCCAGGGTGTCGGAGGACGAGAAGTCCTCAGTATCCGAGGTCTCGATCTCGGCGGTAAGGCTGGTGAGGGTGGCGAAGTCCGCGGTCACCAGGATCAGTACAGGCACCGGTGTGCCCTTGCCGATGTCGCGGGAAACGCCAAAGTCCACCACATTGGTGGACGCGGCACTTGCGGTGATGGCCTGGTCATCGCCGAACAGGTTCTCTTTATCGAGGATCATGGGAATCTCCTGTGTTAAGTGGGGCTCGTTCATCCGCTTACACGGACGGCACGGCGGCCTCGGTGTTGAGGATCGCATCGCACTCGCGCACCGGTACGCCGCGATACCCCATGACCTCGCGGCCGTCTACTTCCATCGGCGACAGGCGCACGAAAGAGGAAGAGGTCGAGTTGGTCGGGGTGCTGCCGGCATCCAGCGCTTCCAGCACATCGCGGTTGCAGTAGATCGCGGCGCGACCCCCGGTCACCTTGCGCTGATACAGGCGATAGTAGGCTTGTCGCATCAAGGCGTAGATGTCAACGTTGCCGGCGATCAGCTCGGACGTGTCGATGTTAGCGATGCGCACGACATAGCGGAAGTCGCGCACCGTCATGCCTAGATCCCAATCGAACATCTCGGCCATGGCGCGGTACTTTCCGCCATCCGGGTCGTCGGCGTCGATTTCTCCCAGGTCCTTGCGCTGCAGTCCAGCCATGGTCCCCTCGGGATAGAGTCCGTGGCAGGTACGCTCGCCCCACACCACCATCCAGACGGAGGTGTTGTCGGCACCGACCCCACCGCCATGCACCACCTGGTCAGCGGTATCCTCTGCCGGGCGGTTGGGCGCGGCACGGTATGCGTTAAAGCGCGCCGACAGCCCCATGAAACGCTCTGGGTTCACCGAAGTGTCACCGTAGAACAGGGTCGATGCCATGTCCTGGTTCATACCCTCGAGAAACGCGGTCGCTTCGTTGAGTCGGAACTGCCCGGCGTTCTTGGACAGCTGCACCAGCTTTGAGTCGATCTCCGAGCGCGCCTGCAGGTTGCCGGTGGTATCGGTCACCTGCTTGTTGCTGGACTTCTGGGGTTGTACGCCCTGGTACAGCTTGCGCCAGGTGCCTGATGGCAGGCCGGTGCGTACGGTCGTGAGGTTGTGAGTGCCGTTGTTGCACTCGGCGACGATCATGTCTTGCAGGATCGGGTTGGTTTCCGACAGTAGCTCGATGATGTCGCTGACGATCTGCCCGTCTCCGTCACGCTGCTTGAACATGTCGGAGAGGGTCAGGTAGGTGTTGCCTACGGTTGCCATTGTGGTTTACCTCATCATTGCTTAGGGGTGGGATAAAGGCGGTCGGCCATGCTGCGCTCGCCTTGCGACTGTCCGCCCATGACGATCTTGTCCTCGCTGATCGCCTGGCCGATATTCGCAAACGTTCGCACCACCTCGGGGTGGTTGCCCATCCCCGTAGACTCGAGCGCCTCTTTCAGGCCCGGCGTGCCGAACTTCTCCACCGCCTTCATCGCTGAACCAATGTTCTCGTCGAACTTGGGGCCACCGAAGTCGGGATCGTTGCGGAGATCGTCCTGCCAGGTCTGCATCTGCTGAGCCCAGTTGTCCCGGGCCTGCTGTTGGGCGCGCTGGAGGGAGTCGGCATGCAGGGCCACCATCTTGTCGGCCTGCTCCTGGGTGAGCCCCAGCTCCTTGGCGATCGGCTCGAACTGCTCGATGGCAGCCTGGTCGAGTTCGCCCTCGAAGCCTTCCGGGGCCTTGAAGTCGTAGGACTCGGGGACGCTGTTCTCGCCCTCGCCCTCCTTCTTCTCGCCCTCGCCTTCTCCTTCCGGTGCGCCGTCCTGCTGGCCCGCACTGGGCTCGGCAGTGGGGTCGCCTTGCGGTTCGCCGCCCTGGGGCTGACCGTTGGTCGGCTCCTGGCTCGGCTCGCCACTCGGCTCACCCTGGCCCTGACTCCCCTGTGCCGGGTTGGTGTCACCCTCGCCGGTCATCATGGTGCCATCGTCCATGGTCTAGTCCTCTTGCTCGTCAAGTTTCGCCTCGGCTTGTGCCTCGGCCGTTTGATGCTCTTGCCACATTTCGAGGAAGCGTCCGGCGTCCAGGCGCATCACCTCGTGGAACAGCGCCTGCCCGACCGACTTACGCCCGTCGTTGAAAAAGCTGCCGCTGTTGCCGGTAAAACTGCTATCGAACGTGCCGGTATTGTTGATCAGCGCGAACAGCACGCGTCGCCCGGCCGGCGCGGCCATCAGGGTGCGCAAATCATCGTCACGCTGCTGTCGCACCTGCTCGTTCAGCTCTTCTTCCGTCATCCGCCTATCCCCATCTGGCGCATCAGGGCCGTGAGCCCGTTCTCTGTGCTGGTGTCCGTCTCACTGAGCAGCTTCGCCCCCTGGGCGCCCTGCTGGGCGGCCTCGGCGGCCTGCTGGGCCTGCTGCTGCTGGGCGCGCTGCTCGCGAATCTGCTGCACGGCGTCATCACTGCGGATGATGTCCGGCGGGGCCGACACAGCCTGGCCGTACTGATCAATAGCTTGGTCGAGGTCGAGCTTGTCGAGCACCGTGGGATCGGCGCCGGCCAGGTTGCCGACGTAGGAGGAGATGCGCTCGATCGCCCCGACGCCCACCAGCTTCTGGGCCTGGGCCATCACGCTGACGTACTCGACGCGCAGCTCCGACTCCTGGATCTCCTCCGGGGGCGGCGGCAGGTGGCCGTTGCGTAGCATGATGCCGAACACGCGATCGATGGTCGGGTCGAGCAGCTCGGTCTGTAGGCGCTCGAGCACCGGGCCGAGCATCAAAAGCTTCTCCTCGTGGCGCTCCTGGATCTCGCGGGCCGTGACGTTGGAGCGGTCGTCGTTGGCCAGCATCAGGAAGAGGTCGGCGTAGAAGGTGCGACCGATACGGTTCTCGGTGTCGTTGATGTCCTGCTGGACGTACTGGATGGGCAGGTTGACCGCGTGGGCCGCCTCGGCCTTGGCGTTGCCGTTGCCGGCCACGTCCACGTAGTTGACCGCCCCGGGCAGCAGGCTGTAGCGCTTGCTCTTCATGCTCGAGGGCACGTTCATCGGCGGATTGACCATCTTCTCGATAGCCTGTGCCTTACGCTTCTCGAGGGTCTGCAGGGCGCGGCTGGAGCCGATGGCCGCATGGCCGGGTCCATAGCCGTAGGTGTCCTCGCCGAGCACCTCCCAGCGAGCGGTGGGCGCCGGCCATTCCTCGAATCCCGACTCAGATAGCAGCTTGTCGCCCTGGGCGCCAACCTCGTAGTAGACCGAGCGGTAGGCCATGTTGCTGTTGTCGGCCTTGCGCGGGTCGCGCTCGTCGTTGGGCTCGATCAGGTGGACCACCTCGCGGCGATCCTCCAGGTTCCCATTGCGATACTGGGTGGCTACACCCTCGCTCACCGCCTCGAGGCCGAACTGGCCGACCAGCTGGCGGACGCTCATCTTGAACTCGCGATACAGCGTATCAACGCGCAGCTTGTAGCCGTTGGCCAGGTAGTAGCTCCCCACTGTCATTGGCACAGCGCGAAAGATGTCCTCGTCGTCTTCCACCACGATGAAGCTGGAGGTGCCGAAGGTGCCAAGCTCGGTATAGAACTGGTGCAGGGCGTTGTAGAGGTTGGACTTGCCCATCGCTCCGCGCATGCGTCGCTCGACCTCATGGAGCCACTGCTTGACTTCAGACGACTCCATCAACTCGGGGTCGGGCACCTCGAGCTTGAACCAGGGCCGGGCCGGGCTGGTCACGCCAGCCATCATGCCGCTGGCCAGGGTGCGCGAGTTGAGGTACGGCGTTTCATTGATCAGCTTGGTGTTCTTGCGGTTGCCCTTGTCGGCGTCGGTCAGGGTGAAGCGCGCACGCCAGGGCTGTATCCAGTCGCTGATGTCGCGCCAGGACGGCTCCCAGCCCAGGCGCTCAGTTTTCAGCGCCTGTAGGCGCCGGTCGTATCGTTGGCGCTTGGTTTCCATGGATTACCTCACGTTCCGAGCAAGCTCTTGCCTTGGCCACCACCACCCTCGGCGCCGCGCGGACCGGTCAGGATGGTGGACTGGCGGCCGCCGGCGGTGGCGCGGCGGCGGCGCTGCTCATCACCGCTTTGCTGGGCCTCTCTGTTCTGTTCAGGTGCCACGGGCGCAGGCGCAGGCGCAGGAGGTGGGGGCGGGGGTGGTGTCGGC